ACTTCTTCTCTGCTACTGGAGACGAGCCTCAGTTCTCGGTGAGCGATCAGGCAACCCTCCATATGGAAGATACGGCTCCGCAAGCAATTGGTGTGTCTGGTAGTGCTACGAATCCTATTCGTAGTCTCTGGCAGACGGATTCTATTGCTGTACGCATGATGCTCGACATTTCCTGGTCCATGCGTCGCTCTGGTGTAGTCTCGTGGACGCAGAATATTACTTGGTAGACTAAACTCCCAGCCTTACCGGCAGGGATAATAACCTGCCGGTCTTTTCTTAAGTGAGGCCATGAAAGTTCTTGTCCTGTACCATGCGGGATTCACCTATACACCAGCGATTGAGCATTATCTAACCGCCTTTAAGCGGCACTCGGCGCATGAGATACGATATTTTAATATCGATCAGCCATACGACGTACCATTGGATTTTTCCGGATATGATGCCGTATTTGTTAATTACTGTGTTTCATCCGCTAGTATTGCTCGTTATAAGCCTCTTCCTTATATGCTGGGGCTTGTTGCAGCCCTGAGATGGTATCGTGGCGTTAAGGTAGTTGCCGCCCAAGATGAGTATGATTTTACCAATAGCCTTAAGCGGTTTGTTCTTCAGATTAAGGCCGATATATTCTTTACATGCGTGCCTCAGAATTGTCTGGACCTAATTTATCCAGAGTTGGAATTTGCCAATATGCAGTTTGAGACTGTCCAGACGGCATATCTGGCAGAGGATTTGTTAGAGGTAGATGCTGAAGATATCCTGCCGTTGTCAGAGCGATTGATCCCGTTAGGTTATCGTGGGCGCAATCTGCCGTACCGGCTGGGGGATATTGGCTGGCACAAATCAGAGGTCGGAGTTCAGTTTAAGAACGCTTGTGTTGCAGCCGGGATTAGGCATGACATCGAGGTATCGGAAGATAAGCGGTTCGCTGGCGCTGAATGGTTGAGTTTTGTGCGCCGCTGCCGGGTCATGTTGGGGTCGCCGTCAGGCGCGAACGTATTCGATTTTGATGGTGTGTTGCATCAGACGTTAGCAGAAAGGATGCGTGCCACACCGACTTTGCTTTATGAGGATGTTCGGGATGAGATACGTCCGTATGAAACTGATCGAGATATGGGTCAGGTTTCAGCGCGTGTTTACGAGGCAGTCGCGCAGAGAACCGCGCTGGCCTTAGTCCGTGGGAGCTACTCAGGTGTTTTGGACCCTGAAGAGCATTACGTCCCTATCGAGACAGATTACTCGAATGTCGAGACGGTCCTCAATCGCGTATTAGACCTGTCTGCAATGCAAGCCATGGCGGATCGCGCCTATACGCATGTGCTTAATTCCAAACGAAATCGTTATTCATATATGGTCGAGCGCTTCGATAAGTTGATTGAAACATGTAAGTGTTCTCCTGCGCGAGAGGGTGTGCGTTCCCCAAGGGTTACGTTAGCGCCTTTGGGCTGCGATCCATATTTGTTTGATAAGTTGGTCGAGCTTCGCGTTGACTTGCATAAAATGTTTGACGATATGAGAGAGATGACGAAACTAGTTTCTGAGAACCGTCTTGAAGTTATCGCTCATCCAGATGGTACGTATCGCATTCTGAAACACGCCGAGCCGCAAGTGACCCATGATTCTGACTGGCAGGAGTTAGTAGATGCTGGGATGGTTTAGCAGAACATTGGCCGTATTGGTGTTGCTGGCTGCGGTTACTCTGGCTGACGAGGCGGTAGCTCAAAAGGGATGCGACAGGTTTAGTGCCGCTGAAGTTACTGGTACTAATCCGCCTATCGTAAGAGTTTCTGGGTTAGAGGGTAAAAGTGTTTATTTATGTGGTTATGTCATTATCCATTCCGGTGGCACGGCATTAGAGTTTGAACTAACTTCTGGTATTGGCGATAACTGCCAGACCAATACAACAATTCTTATACCTTGGGCGCAATTTTAAGGGAGAAATGACAGATGGCCGTTACGGCACTGCCAAGGGGTGTACCGGCAAGGTACGAAGAACCCATTCCTGTGCAGGAGGTCAGGGCGCGTCTCTCTGAGGAAATGCAATATGTGATGGATCATAGCCGTCCATTCCCGTCGCAAGAAGAATTATGCAAGGTGATAAAAAAGGAAATGGATGTCCTTGATACCGTCACTCCGGATAACCCGGTAATGCCGCCATTGCATGTCCAGTATGAGTTGCTCTATCAGGCGTATGAGGGTGAAGCTAAGACTTTACCCGTGACGGCTACCGCAAAATCGGAGAAGTAGCATGCGTAATATGCGTCGAGCCAAATCTGAAGAGCCGACAGCAACTGTGGATGAGGTTCGCGCAGGGCTGAACGCTGAAGCCGAAGCCGTGATGAATAATAGTAAACCAACTCCGTCTCAGGCGGATATGGATAAATACATGATGGGCGGGCATCTGGACGATAAGGAAGAGTCCGATCCGCCGGTTATGTTGCCGGTAGGTGTGCAGCAAGCCATGTTGGCTGAAGCTGCGCCTAGCACTCCTCCTCCAGTGGACCCTGCCGCGACTGCCCCGCCAGTAAATCGAGATGTGCCATTGGTTATGGGTGATGGAATCGTGGGGTCTACGCTCAATTGCACTATGGGTAATTGGGAGAATGAGCCTACCAGTTACGAGTACGCGTGGCAGACTGATGGATCGCCAAACTCTGCTACGGGCACTAACTATAATGTGGTAGCCGGCGATGCTGGTAAGGCGATCTCTTGCGTTGTGACTGCGACTAATGCGGCTGGCTCTACCGCCGCACCAGTTTCCAATGCTGTTAACATTGAAGCCGTGTCAGAAGATACCAGACGTGCAGCAGCGGACCATGAGGCGCGGACGGTGCCGAAAAGATAATGGCTGTTCCTGCGGTTATCTCCCGTGTTGGTACAGCTTTGATACGCCCATTCCGTGGTGTCACCAAAGCTGTACCAGCATTAACTGCTGGGCATTTGCTGCCAGTAACGGGCGGATTTATACCTGACGGTTGGCCATTAAATTTCTGGCAAACTGGCAAGGACGCTCTGCCATCGCAGGGGTCTGCTATTGTATACGCTTGTCGTAATGCGTATTCGCAGACCTTAGCAATGTGTCCAGGTACTCACTGGCAGTCGGACGGCAATGGTGGACGAACCCGAGTAAGCACGTCTGCATTATCGCGCATTCTTCGTAAGCCAAATGCTTATCAATCTCCATCTGATTTCTTTTTGTATTTAGCCGATTGTCTTTACGGTGATGGTGAAGCATATGGGTTGGCATTGCGTAATAGTCGTTTTGAGATAACCGAAATCCACCTGATGGATCCTCGCATGTGTTGGCCGAGGATAGCCACAACTGGAGATATATTTTATCATTTAGGTGGCAATGGGGTTGTAGAGAGGATGTTTGCTGGCAATCTTGAAACGCTCGATGCAGTTCCCGCGCGTGAAGTTTTGCATGTTCGTTTGCCTGATAAACGAAACCCTCTTGTTGGTGTTCCGCCTCTGGAAGCGGCGTTATTGGAAGTTGCCGTATCAAATGCGATGGTCGCGCAAGCTCTGGCTTATGCGGCCAATCAAGGCAGACCATCGGGTGTAATACAAACTGATATAAAATTGGGTGAAGAAGAGGTCAATGACCTGCGCCGTCGTTGGAACATGCAATCCCAAGGCGCGAACGCGGGCGGCACTCCAATATTGACTTCTGGCCTCAAGTGGAATCCTACGGTTGTTAATTCCCGCGATGCCCAGCTTGCCGAGATGCTACAGATTTCGGATCAACGGATAGCCACGGCATACCGAGTCCCACTAGCATTGTTGAGCTTAATCATGGGGCAGGGGCCACAAGCCTCGACGGAAAGTTTGATGGGCTTCTGGGTATCCACTGGATTGGGGTTTGCTGCTAATCATATTGAAGATGCGATTGGTCGGCTGTTTGCCCTTAAAGGTTTGCCAGACGAGTATCTTGAACTTGATTTCGATGCTTTGTTGCGTGCTAATTTCAAGGATAGAATTGAAGGTTTGGCGCGTGGGGTACAAGGCGGAATCTTCTCGCCTAATGAAGCAAGAGCGAAAGAAGATTTGCCCGCGAAGGATTTTGGCGATGAGCCTCGTGTACAACAACAGGTTGTCCCTTTGAGCGCTTGGAATATCACCCTAAATTCAACCCAAGCGCCTGATGCGCCACCGCCTGCCCCGCCCGCCGATGCCGCCGAAGAACCGGAGGAAGAAGATGCCGACAGCGGCGAGCAGCAGCAGCAATGGATCGGACAAATCTTTAACTTTGCCGATGAATATGATAAACGGCGCGCTACCTGATACACTTGCTGCCGCTCTTGGTCAGGTACTGGCTAAGCAGAGGCAGGAGTGGAGATCAGAGCGGGAGCTAGCCCAAGCTGAATCTCGTAGAGCTATTGCGGAACTGGAAGCAAAAGTAGCAACCCTTACGCTACAGATGCACCAGATGTATGCTGAGAGGGTAGCGGCATTACGTGATGGGCAAGACGGTTTGCCGGGTGAAACTGTTGTAGGACCGCAAGGTGAGAAAGGCGAGAAAGGTGATCCTGGCGAGACAGTAATTGGCCCGCCGGGTCCGCAGGGTGAAAAAGGTGATCCTGGCGAGGCAATTGAAGGACCAATAGGTCCGCAAGGAGACAAAGGTGATCCTGGCGAAAGCATTGTAGGACCGCCGGGGCCACAAGGTGACAGCATAAGTGGACCGCCGGGGCCGCAAGGTGAGAAGGGCGATACAGGCGATCCAGGCGAATCAGTAACAGGACTGGCTGGTCGCGGCATTAGCGATGCTGTTATTGACGACGATGGTTACCTTAATCTCCATTTTGATGATGATGCGTTTCAGCGAATTGGTCCTGTTGTTGGTAAGGATGGGGTTACGGGTAAAGCTGGGATTAAGGGTGACCCCGGTCTTAACGGGGTAGGGATTCATCTAGCTCAGATTGATGCTAAAGGCGTTCTGAACCTCGTTTACACGGACGGTATATCCGTTGACGTTGGTCGGGTTGTCGGGCTGGACGGCCTCGATGGCGCTCCTGGCGTTCCTGGGAGAGATGCGCCGCCGCCCGATGAAGCCGTTCTTGCTAAGCTCATTGGGAAAGCTGTTGCCAAAGTCCCGGTTATCTGTGGGGAGAAGGGTGAGAAGGGTGATCCTGGGGAAGTCGGGCCGGTTGGCCCGCCTATAGCAGACGAGTTCGTAGCTCAATTAGTTGAGCGGGCCGTTGATCGCTTGCCGCCAGCGGAGCGCGGAGAGCGTGGCGAGAAGGGTGATCCTGGCGCTCCTGGCGACTCGATAGAAGGCCCACCCGGCCCCGTTGGCCCGCCGCCTGATGATGTCGTTATACGTCGGATGGTTATCGAAGCCATGCGCGAGTTGCCCCCTCCAGAGCGTGGAGAGCGAGGCGAGCAAGGTATTCCTGGCGAGAGCGTAATAGGTGAAGCTGGACCGATTGGTCCTATTGGTCCCTCTGGCCCGCCGGGTAAGTTTTCTGCATTACGTGTATGGCAGCGGGGGGTGCATTACGAGAGCGATCTCGTGACCCATGACGGTTCGACGTATTGCGCTATGCGTGATACGGCTGAAGAGCCGCCTCATGACGATTGGGCATTGGTTGCGGCCAGAGGTGAACAAGGCATTACACCTTATGTTGGTGAAGTTTGTGGCTTATATAAGATAGGCCAGCAATACCGTAAATTTGATATTGTCGTATTTAATGGAGCCGAGTGGCGAGCCAAAAAGGATAATCCTGGTCCGCTTCCTGGTGACGGTTGGGCATTGTCGGCTCAGAAGGGGGATAGAGGTAATAAGGGTGAGCGTGGAGAGCGTGGAGAGAAAGGTATACCGGGTACGCCTGCACCTAAAATAACTCAATGGGAGGTGCGTGGGTTTCACGCTATCCCGATATTGAGCGATGGCACGCTCGGTCCTGCACTCGATCTATACGAGTGTTTCGAGCGGTATGATATTGAGCGTCGGTAGATGGCATATATCTATGTCCGTGGCACCAATGGATTAAATACTAATAGTGGTGCCGATTGGGATAATGCCAGACAAACCGTTACCAGCGCGCTTTCTATTGTAACTTCTGGGGATATAATCTTAGTAGACAATGCAGAATCGTTCACTGCTGGTGCAGCGATCACTTATACGCCACCAGCAAATTTGTCCCAGTATTCGATCATGAGCGCGTTGCGTTCTGGTACGACTGGGTTTACCAAGCAACTCGGGGTAGCCAGTACGACGCTGTATGTCAATCCAGTGATTACGCTCGCGTGATCTTGAAATGGCATTCGGCGATGTAAAAGGTACATTTGTAAGCTCAGGCGGTAGTATAACTGCCACAGTAAATATTTCTTTTACTGGTACTGGTACTAATACAGTATCACCCGGCGATCTCGTTGTTGTGGTGGTTGGCGAGATTGGCTCCAGCGGCAGTTGTACGGCAGTACAGGATAACCAAGGTTCGTATACTCCTCAAGCCGCTTTCACTTGGAAATTATGGCATCGATACGTCACCACAGCCGGTACTATAACAGGTATTACTGCTACCTGTACGGCGTCTTCTAACGATTTTGCCGCAGTCGGTGTGATATTTGAAGGACCATTTACCGCTTCTCCGCAAGATAGAACAGGAGGTGTGGGCAGTCTCGATACCACATCGCCATTCGTTCCCCCGAGCAGTGGAGTATTATCGCAACCAGACGAACTTGCAGTCAGCTTTATGATTTTAAACAGAGGGCAAACTGACGTTGCGGCGGTTACTCCTTCATCATTGGCAATTAATAGAGCGTCTGGCTCTGATAATGCTAGCAATACCGTTTCTACTTCTATCGGCTATCAAGTTGTTTCGTCTACGGCGTCAATCGCACCAAGTTTTACCGCCACCGGTACTATCAGCACCGCCAATTTAGGCGTTGTCACATTTATGAAAGGTGCTGGTGATACTGGCGCTGGTGATGCTGATGCTACTTCTACCGCTTTAGGTACTGGACTTTATGATATAGCACGAGACGGTACTGCGGCGGCGGTTGCGACTGTTAATGGTAGCGGCTCCAGTGACACTAACATTTTTGGTAGTGGGTCTGCTGTCGGGTATCACGCGGCAGAAGGTCTAGCGACCGCTGATGTTTACGGCGTCGGCGCGGGATCGAGTGTTGCGACTGCGAGTGCTGTAGGTTTAGAGACAACAGCCACTGATGCTTATGGCGACGGTGTTGCTGCGGCAACTGCACTTGCTGCCGCTGACGGGTATCGTGATAACTATATAGACGGTATAGCTGTAGCGACAGCCAATGCCAACGGTGTTGGGTCTACAGCCGCTAGTGCAGCACCGGGAGACTTAAAAGGCACGTTACGCGGTAACGGTCTTGCTTTACAAACAGCCAATATAGCTTCTGGCAGTGTAGCCGTTGCTATCGGTGATTTGGTTATTGTTTGCGCTGGCGAGGCGGTAACTACTGCTTCAACGACTGGCGCTACTGACAATTTAGGTAATACTTATACATCTCTCGTTCCTCGTGTTTTTTATTCTCGCATAACAACGGCTGGCACGTTAACAGCGGTTACAGTTGCGGCACCTGCCGCGACGGCAAATGATTACGCCATTGCGGTAGCAGTATTCTGGGGACCGTTTGCTGTTGGTCCATTAGATGTTTCGTCGGCAAACAGTGACTCAACCAGTCCTTTTAATGCTACTGCGACTGGGACGCGAGCGCAGGATAATGAACTTGTTGTTGCCACACTAAACCTGCGGCTTGGTCAGGCTGACGTTGCACCAACTCCGCCTCTTGCTTTAGCTATTAATGTTTCTTCAACGTATGATAATGCCACCGGCAGCACTTCGGCGGCAATTGGTTATCAGGTTGCCAGTACCCCGACAAGTATAGCGCCAGCGTTCACCCTTCTGGTTGGCGGTTCGGTCACCGCCGGGTTTATGTCTACGTCCAGCTTTAAGCTGGACGCAGTAGTAAACGATGTTTATAGCGTTGGTACATCTGCGGCAGTTGGTATTGCTGTCGCTACTGGTCTAAGTGATGTAGTTGGGCAGGGATCGGGCGCAGCTACTGGTCAATCAACTGCGAATACGTCTACTGGACAAACCCGCCAAGGCATTGCTGTTTCTGTTGGGGTTGCTGCTGCTGGTGGGGGTAGCGATAACAGGCAACCCGGTACAGCTACAGCGATTTCAGCGGTATCCGGAAGTTCGTCAACTGGTCAGATTCGTGCCGGTGTCGGGTCCGCAGTTAGGTTGGCTACCGCTACTGGTCGCAG